TAGCGTTTACTGTAGTAGTTGTAGTAGGAACTGCGTCCTCGTTAGTACTTGTTACTCTCCAGTACTGATATGCAAGTGTGGTTGGAACTGTTACAATTGTACCATTATCCCCAAGATTGTACCCGATATCTCCAACTGAAGTTACGTAAGCACCATAAAGGGTATACTGACGAACAGTTGATCCACCTTTACCGAGAAGATTTAATGTAATAACAGATGAGTTTCTAGCGATGTTATAATCACCAGAAGAAGTACCATCATCAAATGTGTTAAATGTAGCGTTCTCTAATACGGCACGAATATTATAGTTTTGATCACAGCGGAATGTTACAGCGTAATTATCCGAGCCAGGGTATGAAGCTGTACCTGGTACGTTGAACTGCAGACCCATAAAAGGTACAGGTACGTTGTTAATTGTGCGGCCAGGTAGAGAGGCTGTTTCTAGGTATACAAACTGATCTTCACTGAAGTTTGTATTTGCTAACTGTACAACTCTGAATTGAAATTGACGTGCAAAGTCATTCTGTTGTACTGTTCTATAGAAGTCTGTTATATTTTGTGCCATATGTAAATACTTATTAGATTAATTCTTGGAAGTTTTGACCAGTTCTGGTTGCAATAAAGTTCACTAAGATAAATTCTGCAGCCTTAACTGGCTTAATGTAGATATCTACTGCTACCTCATTTCGATCGATAACATCTGGTGTGTTGTTTCTTTCATCGCAAACAATTAGGTAGTCGTAAAGACCTTCTGTGTTTTTAGCTAATTCAAAAATAGGTACAATAGAGTTTCTAAGTCTTGTACGTGTAAATTCTGTATTTGGCTCGAACACGAAGTACTTTAATGCTTGTTGTGTAGCTCTTTCAAGAGTTAAAAACAAACGGCGTACGTTAATTCTGTCAAATGCGGATGGTTTATTTTGTAGTGTCTTTTGACCAAAAACTGCAAACCCGTCTCCTGGGAAAGATACAATAGGGTTAAGGGAGATAGTGTATAAGAAGTCTCTCTGCTTTTGATTTGGATTAAATCCAAGATCGACAATATTGTTTATAATACCACGATTGAGACCGGCTGGAGCAATCCAAGGCTGTGCATTTGTATCAGTACGTGCAAAGACTGCTGCTACGTAACCTGAAGGTGGTAACCATACGAATGTATCTGAGAAAGCATCATACTGTTTTACCCAGTTTGCATAAGTTGCTGCATAGTTAGAATTAATTGTACTGAATAAATTCTTAAGGGGTGTGTAAATGTTAGTTGAGAATGTATTACCTCTTACCGATAAGGTTTTAGTATCAGCACCGTTAACGAATATATGTCTTAATGGATCAGCAAGGTATACACAATCTTTACGGGTATTTTGAGCAAAGCTGTTGAATACATTGAAAATATTTCTCCAACGAGTTGCTGTAGTAGAGGTTTCGGAGTTTAATAATGTTGAAACATTAATAAAAGTCTTATCGTCAAATAGTGCTGTATCTCCAGCTACGGTTGCATGTATTGTTGAAAGACCGCCATCAACGATTACATCAATAAAGATTGTTTCAGGTGTTTCAACTAAAGATAAGGCTCTTTCAGATTTTTGAACAATGTTACCGACTCGCTTAGCTGCACTGTTTTGATATGTAGGTATAAAAGTACCGGTTGCGTATATTGCTTTGTTGTTACTATTTACTGTAACATTCTTACTTGGATTATTTGAAGTTAAGGATACCCAATTAGTGTTTTTTGAAATTGCAGGGTTAATATACACTTTTAAGTTAGAAGAACTATTATTTACGAGATCTTCAATATAGAAAGATTTTAATGTGCCGCCGATTTCGGCAACGGTCTTTTTATCACTATCAAGTGAACCAATGTGGGTTTCAGCAAGAGAATATACAAGAGATTGAGGCTCGTATATTGAGTTACGAACTTTCCAGACATTGAGTATTACTGAATCGCTGTAGTATGTATCACCGAAATTATATGTAGGAATCGATTCAATAACTTCTGAAATTGAATTTGAATTTACTTGTGCTTGTGTAGCTGAAAGGGTGAATTGTAATTTATTGAGAGGTACAGGTGTGTATGCATCTGTACCTATTAAACCACTCATGGAAACAACTGATGTGAAATTAGAATTTGGACCGAAATCAGTGTTATCTGCTATTGATACATAATAACCTTCAAAAAATTCGTTTTGAGTTGTTTGAGATGAATTAAGAATAACAATACCTGCATCTGCTGTTGTTCCGTCGAATGATGCTGCAGTTGTTGTTGTACTAATAGAACTCCATGAAAAATTGTTTTGAACGAGGTTATTATAAGTTGTTTGACTGAGAGTTTTATGTACGGGTTGACCAATACTAAAGCCGCTGTCACTGGAGGCTACAGGGTAAAAAAGAGCTCCATAACTATCTGTAAAACCTTCACCTGAACCAGATCCGTATGGCAGTCTTGTTGTTAGTAGGGTAGCTGGAGAATTTAATACCTCTCTGCAAGTATAATAAAAATATCTTTCTGCAGGAGTACCTGGGGTTCCATAGATTTGATCTAATTCTGCAGCAGTAGTTACTAAAAGTACTTCGTCGGTTGGACCCTGAGAGGCAAAACCCGGAACAAACACAGTTGTTCCTCCGCCAGTTTGCTGGTAGTTAGATAAATCTGTCTCTGTAATCTGTACACCTGGTGAATTAATTGCTCGTGCCATAATCTTGTATTATTATTTATGCTTTTTATGGTATTTTTTTATGAAAGAAGATTTACATCAAGTTGAGAGAATTGAAAAGTAGCTGTAGATTTTATTAATTCAGTATCATTGTAATCATAATTTATACCACCGATATTTGTAATAAAGGTGTTATAATAAACAAATTCAACAGATCTCTGGTTATATTCATTTAGTCCAATAACAGAAAAGTTTGTTTGGTACTCAGTTACTATACCACTTTCAACACGATCTTTCCAAGTTTCAATCTTTGGGTCTGTACCGGTGTAATAGCTTGATTTGGGGTCGTTTAAAATTGATAGCCATTTCCACAAAATCCAATAATTTTTGAACTTATTATCAACAACAAAATTGACGGTTAGTGGTTGATAATTTGGTCGAGCATATGAAGATACATTGTACGATTGTCCACCAAATCTTACTTCATTAGAGGATACTGCTACATCAGGCACTATAGTACCGAATATACTAATTTGTAAAGGATCTATATTAATAAGGTCATCTGCTAAAGATTGTTTTCTTAAAACCTGAGGTAAATTTAAAACAAGTATAAACTTATCTTTACCGGGTCTATTAAGAACTGATTGCTGGGTGGGTTGTGGTGTCTCGCAAAGGTCGTTGTCTGGCATATTATATTGGTTTCCAACCCTGGGACATTAAATCATCTACATCTGAATTACTATACATTTTTTCTAGTTTTCCTTCTGTAACTAAAGATGTATATTTTTGTTCAAGATCAGTATTACCTAATGTCATAATGTTGTTACTATTATTTAAGTCTTTTATTTTATAGAGACTTGGGTCAGCAGTATAGTAATCATTACTAGCGATTCTTAAAGGTTTATTTTGATCATCAAATTCTTCAATATTAAAATGTTGTTGACAAATTTCTGGTTCTAATATAAACAAAGCCCAAACAAGGGACATAATTCTATCATCATAAAATAAGTCATTCTTTTTTCTGTATGTGCCATTTGGGTAACGAATAAAAGTTTCAAATTCTTTAATTGTATCCAAGTCGTTAATGTGTACTGTTTGTAAAAAGTTTACCCAATAACGCATATTTGCTACTCCTGCAAAACGTAAATTATTATGGGAAAGAATTCCTAGGTGTCTTGTGTTAGAAAAGGATCCTGTATTAGCTAATTTTGAACATGATACAATTCTTTCGTACATGTGTTTATGAAAAAGAGCATCGATAATTTGTGCGCCACAATTATTTCTTTCTACAAGTAAAGGTGGATTACCCCACTGTGAACAAAGATTAACTAAATTGTTAGCGTAATGATAAGGCTCAACAACATTAGTTCCGTAAACAGCGACTTGTCTTATATCTGTAAGATCGGTAATATCCATTACTTGTGCTACTGAAGCGGCTCGGCCAATACCTTCACCCACGTCAACTCCAATTGCATAGAGTTTATTAATATCTGGTACTTCAAAAACTTTGTACGCACCTTCATTACTTGTATGTATAGCAGGTTTTTTATTTTCTTTAAACCTCTCGATAACCGAAGCACCTACAGCTGAGTTACCAGCATCAAGAAACGTGTTACCAAACTCTTGTTGAAATGCTTCATCAGATCCTAGAGCGGCTACCATTTGTTTGCGCCATTTTTCACCTCTTCCCGGGACATCCCACCAGTCAATTCTTTCGGCATGCCAACCATTTGTTTCTTTTTCAGCACCAGAATATATTTCGTAAAATTTATTACCTGACCCGTTCGGGGTACTCACCATGAAAATTTTTGTCTTTTTACCAGACGATACAATAGGAATAACTGATTTCCAGAACTCATCCATGAAGTGAGGATCAATAAATGCAGCTTCGTCAATACAAAGAATAGAAGCCGTATCACCACGAGCCGCCGTTGAAGTAGTTGTACTAATACCAATACTAGAACCGTTAGCAAAAGTTACCCCTGTTTTACCATACTCTTTAACCCCGGGTTTGAGATAGTTAGGTAACATTTCATAGGCCATTCTTATTCTCTTAAAAATATTAATAGCGGTGTTCTCTTTATTGGCAACAATAATAACTCTTTGATCGTCAAAGAAGCAAGTGTTCCAAAGTGCATATATCGTAGTAATTGTTGTCTTACCGCATTGACGGGAGGCTAAGACACAGACAAACCTATTGTCAGCAAGAGCTTTAAGAGCTTTCTTTTGAGCCTTATAAAGCTCAATCTTCATTTTACCTCTATCAAGGTTTACAATCCAAAAATGGTTCTCAGCAAAGTGAATAATGTTTTCTTTACACTTCTTGAGCTCTTTGACCATTTTCGGGGTCCACTCAAACTGAGCGTCCTCTTTTGGTACATTTTTATCGCCTCTATAGTACTGAGATTCGTCTATAGGGTTTTCGATTATAACATCATCGTAAGGGTCTTTAAATACTTCTTCGCTTTTTGGCACAAAGTTATTTAACCTTGTGGATTGATAATTCCAAGAAGAGTTGTGCGGAGATGTTCAACAAGAGCGTCTCTATCATGCGGATTTGTTGCATGCATAATAAGAACTTTTTCACCATTTATGTCATAACCTAGTAACATAAAGGTATCTAGATACTCAGTAATAACAGTATCAAGCTGTTCTAAGTCTTTTACTTTATACTGCTTAAGGGTAGCGTTATCGTAGAAGCGAAGAAAGGCTTGCTTAATAACCTCTTCGACTTGTGCTAATTGCTTTTCAGGTAAAATCTGCTCTTCGGTATTCAGCGCACTGAGACCTAATGCTTCAGTTTTCTTTTTACGATAAGTCTTTTTAGGCTTTTTCTTTGGCTTATCATCACCAGGCATACCGTTAATATTTATTTTCTTCCGGTGATAATGGCCGGCGCTGTGTATAACCTGGTGCTTTATTATTAATATTATATTTTACTAAATGTTCAATTAATACTTCAAAAGAGGATGTTTGAATTTTGAGACGACCAGGGATGTTTCTATCACCGTCTTGAATCTCAAAATAAGAGTCTCCATAAAAGGGCTCATTAACAAAGCAGGTACAAAAAAC